TTGTGTACCTGAATATGTTACAGCATTACTTGTACTATTACCTGTACGACCAACAAATGGGTTATATGCTGTTGCGCTAAAATAATAATTGCCTGAAGGTAAATTTTGTATATTTGCAGTAACAGTACTATTACTTGCAAAACTTATACCATTAGCAGGACTAATTGTAGCAACTTGTATATGTTCAGCAACGTTTGGTGTATTACCAACGTTAATTGCCATTGATGTTACGGTTCCTTGTGCAGGAACTACTGTGCTAACCTGAATTGTACTTTGTGTTGATGAATTGTTACTAGAAATTACACTATTGCTTGTTGTATTAGCAAGTGTAGTATTGATTTGTATTTTTGTTGTTGGTGTGCTAGGTGGATCAATAACCATTGGGTTAGTTAATCCATTATTAAAATAATATATAATATCTTGTATTTCCCAGTCTGTATAAACATCTTCGCTATATTCAAATAATGTTAAATTTGTAAATAAATTAGCATTACCATCTCTTTCCTCAGCAGTTGTTTGTACACGGAATAATTTATTAGTCCAACCATATGGTGCAAAATTTATACGTACAACATCACCTGCTTCAATTTGTATACCACTATAGTCCATACGGAATGTGCAAGTTAATATAATACGACTTTGATATAATCTACGTACACCAATATAACCTGCTTGTACAACATTGTTGACCAATGGTAAATTTAAATTAAGTTTGTTAACTGGTTCGTTTGGATTTAATAAACTAGGATTATACCATTGAGTACCTGGAGTTACTAAGTCGTATGTTTCATAATCTGTTTGATCTTTAACATTATGGTCAGGATGTGCAGGTTCAACTTGGTTATAACTATCATTTAAACTAATAGGACTTAAGTTAATACCACCTACAATGTTACTATCTGTAATTAAATAAGGTGCATTAACAACTTGACCACCTGAACTGGTACTTGGTACAATTGCGCAAGTAAAAATACTTCCTATTTCATAACTTACGCTTGTAGTTCCTGCAATTGTGTTCCAATCTTCAGTACCTAAATTACTAATGCTATAACTATTGCCAATAACCATGCTTGTTACGCTAAAACTGTCATGCAAATAACTTTTATTAATTACAACACTCCATTGCGCATTTTTTTCACTAAATTGTATCCAACTATCACAACTATCTAAAATATATTGTATATTGGTCATACATGGCTGTGATGTATCTAATGGACCATTTACTGTATAACGATTTTGTGTTGCTGTTCCAGTATGATCTGCTTTTAAGTATGTAATTTGTTCGGCTGAAAATGTATCCAATTCAGTTAAACTTGCAGTATTGATTTGCATAATAGGTATACCGCAACCATAACGTGGATTTGTCATGTAATCTAATAATGCAGTACCTGGACTATTAATTGTATTTGTTAATTGAAAAGTTAATGCACCTAATCCAGTTGTACCAGCATTTGCATTGTAATAAATTTTAACAATAGCAAATGCGCATAATGTCATAGTATCATCACTTGTCCATTGCTGACCACTAGGAATTCCACTATCTTGTAAAATTTGTATGGCAGTTTGTGTTGTATTACTATGTGTTAAATCTGTACTACCATTTGGATACAAATAAACAAATATTTGTCCGGCTTGTGTGGTATCAACTTGTGCTGGATTGGTATTAATTGTTAAACTTGCTACTTTAGTATAATTTCCTAAACTATCAGTTCCAAACGTTACAAGTTTGCCATCATAATAAACATCGCCAAATGTATAATAACTTCCCGGTGTTGTATCGGTAACTTCTGCTAATGCAATAACAAACCACATTGTTTTGAGGTCTGAACTAATTTTAGCATCGGTAATTGGCCCGCTCATATACGCATTACCATAAACTACCGGTATTTTATTGTCACTGGCTGGTGCAAATTGAATTCTACCACTACCAGTTCCTCCACTGCCACCTTGTCCCAATCGATTGGCAACCAAACGACTTACAACAACAGCAATAACTGTGCGTGTAACTACAGCAGCAGCACTACTGCTAAACAACCATGTACCAAAATCAACAACTACTGCCGGTAAAATACTTGCCATATTATATCTCCATACTCCATGTTTTTTCGCTTAATTGATAACCAAAGCGTTCAAAATCAATATCAAATAATGGTTCTGCTGCTACTATTGTGTGATTTAATATACGGTTTTGATCTTTTAAATTCATTGCTTGTTTTTTAAATTCTTTAATTAAATTATAACCTACTTTTGTATGACGCCAATCTTCTTCAACATACAATACAATTTGATGTAACATATAAACTTTTGGTTGCCATATGTTTTTATTAATTATGCCAGCAGCAATTCCTGCATAATCATCACCTTCAGCAATTAAACATAAACCTCCACCATTTAACAATATGTTAAACACAACATTGAGGTGGTTGTCATCTAATTGTACGTCATTACCATAATGTGTAAAATCATTATCATGTATTTTATGTATGGTATTAATAAAATAATTTAAATCGTGAATTGTTGCTTTACGTATATTCATTAGCCAGTACCTTGATTTCGTATTTGTGGTCCTATTGTTCCTTGTGGTGTGCCGCCTGGATATGGACCTGTACGTACTGTTGGGTATGCACCACTTCCGCCACCGCTTCCTGTACTTGAACCAGCACCTGGTAATATTGCAACGTTGCCTGGTGCACCACCAAACGCAAATGTTACGCCTGCCAAACTATTAACATCGTTCATACTTGTATCAGTTGGAAACCAATATTGCCATGCTGCTTGGTTAGTTTTACGACCAGCAATGCGATTGTCTAGTACAACTTTTGTACTACTTGCAGTTAAACTAACTGTAAACACATCATCTAAATTTTGTCTATCTTCTTGCACTGCATAACTGGTAATAATACCTGTAAATCTTAAATAAGTATTGGCTAAATTGTAATTATTATCGTAAAATCCACGATATAACTCAATTACACTACCTCTAACATTATTATTAAGCACGGTTGATATATTGTTACCAGCAATACCGCTAACAGCAATAATTGTATCAGCACTAGTTACACGTATGTCATTTTGTAATGGACCTATGCTTAATAAGCCACCTAATGGTGTATATGTTTCATTATTAATTGTTTCAGGTTTAAAACTGCTACTAAAAGTTAATTGTGTTGCAACATAGGCATTACCTGTATGACTACTATTACCGCTACTAGTTGCTATAAAAAATTGATTTACATTATTGCTAGGACTACCAACTGTTGTCCAATCGGCGTTACCTGGGTAATGTATGCTATAATTTGTGTTTACTATTAAATTACCAAAATTAGTTGCATTATATGTATCAAATATTAATAATCTAACGAATTCTGCGCTATTTTGTGTTGAACTTGTATTTGCTACTTCAGGTATATTTTGACTCATGCTGTTCCTACCCATTCATATAATTGAAAACTATCTGACCACGACAAATAGGCATTGTTTATTGATTTGCCTGTAGTTGGATCAATTATCCAACCACCTGGTACTAATTTATAAGTTGGCATGTTTGGGCAAAACAAATAAAATTGACAACCTGCGCCAACAGTAATTCCTTGTCCTGTTACATTACTTGAAATGATATTTGGTCTATTTGTTGTAATTGTAACTGTTGTGTCAGTGCCACGCAACACATCTGTTGTACTTGTAAATGGATAGGGGTTGTTACCAATTTGTATTAAATCGTTTGCTGCAAATAATAAACGATTGCTTGGTACAACTGGCAAATTACCTAATACCAATTGGTTACCAACATAACTTGTAACAGTAATTCCATTAATAATGCTTGGTGTCATTGTACCTTGATATTGAAATATCCATTGTACTTTAGGATTATTGTTAAATGTTACAATTTCAGGAGTATATCTATCCAATGTGTCAACTGCTTCTAATAAATCACGATTTAAATTATATTTTAAAACTGTTGGCAATGTTAATACAAACTTCCATGGTTGAGTGGTTGGTGTTAAACTTGCACGTGGTATTTCATTGCGTGTATATTGTATACCAACAACTTTTCTACGATTAATTGTTAAATCATTACAGTTATCTATGATTGTTTGTATGCCTGCCATTTAATTTTCCTTAATATGTACCATAACTTAATTCGCGTTGTGCCATATTAACACTACCTAACAATTGTTTGCGATTTTCAACAAACATTTGTGCTACTGATTTGCTATCCAATGCTGAAATATTATTATTAATAACTGTATGACTAATTGGACCTGATTGATTTTGAGCACTTTGCATATTTGATACTGCATAATTTGGTAATATTGATCCTGCACCTTGTGGTATAAACAATTCTGGACCTTGTTCACCAACAATCATTGGTTGACCTGGTTGAGCATCACCACCAACGGCATGTCCTATAGGCCCTATAGGCACTGTAGTTGCTAATGCTGCTGCTGTGGCGTCTGCGCCACCTGAAGCAAATAAGGCTGACAAAAATGATTTGCCTTGCATAAACAATGCAACTTCAGCCATTCTAACCTGAATCATAACCAAATCTTCAATAACTGCTAATGCAAATGATTTAAAACTTAATTTGCCAGTTTTTACAAAGTTGTCTAATGCTGTATTCATATTATTAAACAATGACATAACACTTTGTTGTGCAATTTTAAATGGTGTCACTGATTGTTGTAATGAATCCAATGCTTCAGTAATACCCGCTGGTTTTGATTTTTGTAATTCTTGCATATAACGTATATTGACATATTCTCTATTATATGCTTCATCCAAAGCCTTTGTTTTTTGTACAATAGCATCAATTTCTTTTTGTGTACCAGATATATTGGCTTGAGTTAATTTATCTTCTAAAGTTCTTCTATCATTAAGATATTTGGTATCTAATTCAAGTGATTGTACTTCATCAGATAATTTTTTTTGAGTTATTATACCATACAATACCTGCATTTGATTTACTAAAATTAACTCATTTCTTAATTGATCATTACTTAAAATATAAAGGTCTAATTGTTTTTGACTTGCAACTAATGAATCCTGAACAAATTTTTGACTTTGATATTTGGCATCATTTAAGTTTTTTTGACTTACATATTGCTGTGATATTAATGTAATTTCTTGTTGGTCTACTTTAATTTTTGCTTGATCGGCCAAATTGCCTTTTGCTTTTTCATCATTAATTTTCTTTTCTAATTCGGCAACCTGATTAGTATAATTCTTCATTGCCTCAGCATTGGATTTTATATAATCGGCTTCAAGTTTATCCATGCCAAGTGTAGTTTCTAATATATTATTATATTGAATGGCATTGTAATTTTTTTGTGTTTGATAATCCAATTCATCTTTGGCTAATGCTGCTGTCTGTTGACTTGCTGTATTGACTCCACTGGCAGCATATGCTGGTTGTTGTTTGTCACCAGTAGCAAGTCTGCGTTGTTGATCCAAATATTGTATTTGTTTATCAAATTCTGCTTGTTGGGTCGCAGTCAATACACCACCTTGTTGTGTGTATAAAGCCTGACGTGCAATCATTATAGCACTAATTTGTTTTTGGTATTCTTTTGTGGTTTCTTCTGCTGATTTTTTAGCAACAGCACTTGATTCTTCTGCTGATTTACCAGATTTTAAATAACTATCATTAACATCATCTAATGCATTATTAAGTAATGCAATACCACCAGCAGCCGCAACTGCACCCGCTGCCAATACTGCTGCACCTGCAGGTCCACCTAATGCTTCAATAACAATTTCACCTGCGGCAATTGCTTTTTGTACTATTGCCATTTCTCGTAAAGCATTTGTAACAGCAATAACTTTACTTACTGTTGCGGCCGCAAAAGCGACTTCAAATACCTTCATAAATTCTTTTAAGTAAGTATTTGCATCATCAGTAGAAAGTTTAAAGTCTTTCATTTTACTGATTATTGGACTTAATGCTTGTAAAACAACTAATTGTACTTGTTCAAATGCTTCTTTCATAGCACGAACAGCCTCAGCACTACCGTTTAATTGTTGTGTTAAAGCATCAATATCTTTATTTTTAAATATTTCATCAAGTTTAGCAGGATCAATACCTTTAATTGCTTTACCAAATACTTCAACTGCTGCTGCTGTTCGTTCAGCACCGGCCGGCATTTTACTTAAACTATCTAATGCTTTAGTAAATAATTCTTTTTCGCTTAATGTGGTTAAATCTTTTGATGTAATGCCTAATTTATTTAATGCAATTTCGGCTTTTTGACTACCATTAGCCATTTGATCTATTGTTTGGTAAAATTTAGTCATTATTTGTGTGGCACGATCACCATTGCCACCCGCTTCATTAATGGCTTGACTAAATGCTAATACAGTTCCTGAACTTACACCAAAACTATCGGCAAGATTTTCCATTCTTGCTGCCATTTCAACAGTTTGTCTAATTAATTCTTCAAATCCAATACCAACAATGGCTTCGCCTAAACCAATAACACTTTGTGTGGCTTTTTGTACCTGATCTACACCAGTTGTTTGTATATCAATTTTATATGTATCAATAGTCGCCATAATGTGTTACCGTTACGTCAGTTGTTCTTTGAATATAATCACGAATATATTCAATTGTTGGTTTGGTCATACCTTCTGGTGCTTGATCGCTACCACGCATTTGACCATCGCGATACCCTCTACCTTTGTTTAATACATCAGCATAATTATAGTCAGCGTTTATTGTTGTATTTTCTAAACGAGTGTTTGCTTTAGCAAAACCACTTTGACCATAATTTCTACCTTTAATATTTTGTTGAGCAATAGGAGTTACTTCCACAAACTTTTTATAAGCCAATGGTGCTATATTGTTAGCATTTAGGGTTTTACTTACCATTGCCAGTCTTTTTGTTATGTTTGTTTCCACGTGCGTTCTCCATCATACTCATTAATTCATCTTCATTATAATTAAACGCAGTTGGCTCTAATGGTTTATTATTTGCCTTAGCATCTAAATATTGCTCATACGTTGCAAGAACATCACTGACCATCATGTCAAAAGTTGTTGCTCTTTGCAAAACTTCACTTGGTAGTAATCCGTATTTCTCGGCTATTCTACCAATCCAAACTAATTTTGCTGTTCCCCAACTGTCTGGGTTGATTTCTTGCTGAGTGACTTTCCCAAGATTTCGCTCAACTTGTTAATTGCTGCTGCTGCGATATCAATTGGCAAATCTTCATTATCACCTAATACAGTTTCACCCTTATCATTCAATACCATTTGTCTTAACATTTTTTCTAAACTACCATATTCACTTTCTTGGCGTGCATTGAAAAAATCAAAGTATGTTGGTAATTTTACATTTGACCAAGTGTGGAAAGTAATTGGTTCACCATATTTGGTAACCAATTCTTCACTGTCAAGTGTAATTTCTATTAGTTCGGGAATAATTGCTAATTCTTTAATGTTCATTTGTTAATTTCCTTTTATTTGTTATACAAGTATTTATACGTGGTCTTCACCTAAGTCAATGTTGGCTTTATCTAATAATTGATTTAATAATGCAATTCTAAAAGATTGTTTAGCCTTTAATTGTTTAATTGTTGCTAGCATATTGTCTAACATAGGCATCATTTTTGCCTCATCTGCTAATAGGCTTTCTAATTTTTCATGGTCTGTTTTTAACCATACGTTTAATTTGTCATTCATTTATTATTTCCTTTAATTTATTAAAATGGGGACTTATTATAGTCCCCACTTTTGTTATTTCACTAACAATTGATATTAACCAGTTAAACCAGTTGTCAATGTGCCGTCTACAGCAATATTCATTGGAGTGATCCAAACTGGAGCAGTTGGAGTTGTCTTCGCTGCTAAGTTTGTGATAAATCCAGATCCTGTTGAGATAGGATCGGTATTGCCACTTGTGTTTCCAGTCCAATAAACTTGAAAGTCTAATTCAATTTTATTTTGACTCAAGTATGCGATACCATAGTATGCTGCTGAGTTTGCACTAGCACTTGCATTACCGAAATATGAATCTTTGTCAATAATGACGTTCATTCCTAATTCGTTGTTTGCAGGTGTTGACAATTTACGTTGATCTACATCACTAAAAGTGGTATATGTATATACACCAGTTGAGTTAGTAATTGTAATATCTTGCACAGCAGGTACAGTTATTGAAGTTTGAGTATTAGCAAGATTGCTACCGCTAATGCCGATAACAACAACTGGCTGTGTGCCTTGTGTGTTAGTTGAAAGTCTTACATATGCCATTTTAGTTCTCCTTAATGTTGGCGTTATTGAAATTCAAGACGAGTTAATTTAAATGTCCAGGTATAGCGTTCACGTTGTGGACCATAATTCAAGACTTCTTGATAATCGCGTTCAAAATATCCATTCATAAATGGTACAGTAGTTCCAGGTACATTATCAGTGACTAAACTATTAATCATTGAACGGACTCTACCAATGTTAGGGTCCTGTTGGAAACTAATATACGCAATATAAAATTCATCTGTAGCGTTATAAATGCTTGAACCGGTAGTTACACCAAGTTTGTTAGGAACTCTGTTAGTGGTTACAATATCACTAATGTAAATGCCATAACGAACAATGTCGGTATCGCTAGCCCAGTCTTCATTACTGAATATTGGTACATCCCAACCTGATGGAATGTAAAATTTCACCATGTTGTATACGCCATCACCAGTAATATAAGGGCTATTATTACTATTATAGATATCTGCCACTTAGAAGAATCTCCTATCACCATTGAAGTAATCCACGTCCGCTGTCCAGTTCTCTTCCAATTTTGTTGTTGGACCATTTGGTGAATTTCCATACAAGTCATAAAAGTTCATTAACTCTAATGCTTTTGTCCATTCACGATCACAACGGTCTTTGGCAAAATCATAGTTCATCTTGTCAACATCGTTCATGTTTGATACTTCAGTAACTAAACTTTCGTAAAAAACCAGAACTGCACCAAAAACGTCTAAACGTATTAATGTTTGATCGTTTTTGATGAGTTGACTAGGATTAAAACTAGAAATGAGCGCACCATTAGGCAGGTTTGCATAATAGTACGCTCCAAGAACTGTATCGCAATACTTGTTCCACCAACCAAACTCAAGTTTATATAACCATTCTTGGCTTCCTACTTTAAAGTAGGGGTCCCAATCAATGTTTAATGCTTGCGCACGGCGATATGCTGCAGGATCATAAAATTGTATGTCTGCTACAGTCGCGTTTGAGATTCGTTGATATGGTACTGACATGATCTATTTCCTAGATTTTAAATTATGAACGTGCGTCCTGAACAATGTTGATTGCGCCACCACGACGTTGATCGCCAACGCCAGAACCGAAATAGCCTACGCCGGTTAACCAATTTTGTAAGCCACCTGGGACTTCACCAATCTTGATTTGTAAGCCTTCTTTCATAACAGTGAACAATGCACTGTCACCGAAATAAGCACCTACTAACGCTGGGGAGTTTGCTGTACCGTTAATTGTGCGTGTAGCACTGTATTGCAAGAATGTTGTAAACATTACCATACAACCATAAACGTTTTCAATTTTACCAGTTGCTAACAATTCGTTACCAAGTGCTGATAAGTTACTACCACCGCTTGATGGACCACTTACTGCGCCGCCAGTTAATTCGCTTAATAAGCGAGTTAAACTTGAACCGCTTCCGCCTACTGCACCTGAAGTTGCTTCAGTTACATAACCATTGCTGTCTAATACAACAACTGGGTTGCCACTCATACGAGCGACTTTGAATTGTTGTTTTGCAAAACGAATTAATTCAAGAACTGAATTGGTTGTAAAGCCTGCAGTACCACCTGTTGAAACGTTTCCTGTGAAAGAAATAGTTGTTCCACTTGGTACTAATTCTAACGCACCCAATTGGTATACACGTGTGTATCCGTCAGCACTTGTTGCGTAGTATGTGTTCAATGGAGTTGGTTTGAAGCCAGTTGTTTGACCTACTGGTGTTGCTGTTCCGCCAGATTCTTGTGCTGTACCGTTAGCAAATGCTTGTGTAACACGTTGGTCAACTTTTTCAGCGAATGAGTCACCCAATTCAGCACCTAATGTTGCTGCCAATTGGAATGAAGTTGTCCATCCGTAGAAAATATCGAATGCTGTGGTTGCTACTGCTGGGCTAGCGTTGATACTGGTTTGTGTTAATGCAGGGTTTTGAACTGCTGCGTTACCTGTATACCATGGGGCGGTAGCAGGGCTTGCTGCTGGATTAAAATCCTGATATGTGATTGGGGCAAAGTTAGGTACTAAGAATTGGTTACCTTGTGTTGGGGTAACAACGTTAGTCATATTAACTAATCCCATTGATTCGTGCATTGCACGAAGTGCGAAGTTTGCGATTGCGAATGTAAAACCGTAGTTTTCACCATCTGAACCGCCAAGTACGTATGCCATTTTAATTCTCCTTTAGTTGGCTATATTTCTCAGAGTATTTTTTGACCAATAGGCAAATTACTTGTTGCTGTTACTTGCATAGCCTTTAATCCTATATTCTTACCTAAGCCGTTTTTAACAGCCCAGTTATTGAATGCAGCAGGATCTTTAGCATAGTCAGGCATGGTTTCATGCGGTGCACCAGCAAATGATGATTGCCCAGGTCTTAATCCTGATCCAGAACTTAGATTACTCTGTTTTAATAGTTTAGGATTACCCTGCGCTACTTCTTGTACTAAGCCCTGAAGTGTAAGTGGATTACCGTCCATACCATAACGTTCTTGTCCTTTGTTATTAATTATGCTATAGGTTCCATCACCATTCCATTGAATGTTGCTTTTGACCTTTGATAATGCATAATCTAACAAGTCCGGATCAAATCTATCACCCATAGCGCGTTGAATGTCACCATCTAACTCTTTTTCACGTAATGCTTGGTCTTTACGAGCCAAATCACCTTGAAGTTTGCTAAATTGTTCATGCAAATCGTTTGTAGTAATACGATTAGAACGTTGTTGTACTGGTTCTTCCACCGGCTGTGCGTTGCCAACGTTTGTGGTTTGTTGTGCAGTAGTTCTTGCAATGAAACTTAACGCTGCTTCTACTGATTCAAAATTTTGACCTGAAGCATTGCTTAAGGCATTTAAAATTGAATTAGTTGTGCTTTTACGAATAGCACCTGCATTTACTTGCTGCTCCGCGGAATTGTCAGGAGATACCTGGCCTTGTCCTTGAGCAAGGGCTGAATCGTTGCCACCGAGAGATACTTTATCCATTAATTTATTTCCTTTTAATTGTAACGTAATTATCGAATGTAATAATTATTTATACTGGTTATCGTCCAGTGTTTAATCCAGTGATCTGTACAGCAACGGCTTGTTGTGGGTAGTATGAAGTACCCATTGGAGTCATTGGTGTGCCAGGACCACCTAATAATGTCATGTTGTTAGGATCACCAAAGTTACCTACATCACTTTCTTGTGCTTTGTTTAATCCTTGTGGTTGATCGCCTGAAATTTTATCATTAGGTTCATTTAATTCAGGTTCTACATAATCTTTACTTAATACTGGAACCATTGAATCTAAATTGTCTGATGACAATGCATTACTTGCTTCTTCTGTTAACAAATCTTTAACATTGCTATCAGGCATACTTTCTATAAATGCATCTTCATATGTTTTTGTATTTTCTGCTGGTGCTAACAAGCCAATTAATTCTTTTGTAATTAAGGCTTTAACAATTTCACTATCACCAGCCATTATTTGTGCTTGTTGTAATAATGCTAATCTATAATTTGTATCATAGGCTTCATAGTCAGTATTGTAATTAACTACGCCTGCCCAACGCATTCCCATAAAACGTGCTGCAAAGGTAAATATTAAACCTTCTGTTACTTCCATTAATCTTGCTTTACTTTTAGCAACTCTATGCAATTGTTTGCGTTCTTCAATGATGGATATGCCACTAGCAATTTGTTGGCTATCTTTACGCATACCACCCATACCAACTAAACCTTCTAATGTAGTTAATATGTCGCTTTGCTTTTTAATAATTTGCTCTACGTCGCCTGTATCAATTTTAATTGCTTCAACTTGGTCTTTTAATGCACGAACAATTGCACCAGCGTGTACAGGAATTGCAATACCTTTTTCTGCACGAATAATTGTATGTGCGAATTGTAATGCTGTATAAGCCTCACATTCTAATTTATAAAGTTCGCGCATTGCATCGCTGGCTGCGTCAATATCACTAACACCTAAATCAATAATTCTTGGATCACGACGTCCATATGCAATGAATACAGGTATAGCCATGCCAGGTGGGAATGTACCACTACCTAAACAATCAGCGTCAGTGTTTATAACATTTGTTAATGCCATTTTAGGCAATCTATAACTTGCCCATGAACTAGGATTTTCACTATCACCTAAATGATAACATTTAATGTAATAATATTCCTCATCTTCCATTTCTTTAATTTTGACATATTTTAAAATTGGTCTGCCACCATAATATTGCCATTCCCAATCCCATACGTCAACAGGGCTAATTGCACAAGTATATGGTCGACCTAAATTGCCTTCGCTTGTTTGTGGCATGTCAACAGCAATCCAACAATGTCCAAATATACTTGTTAAATCACCAACTTGTTCCATGAAACTTGTTAAACTACGATTGTTTAAATCACAATCCATAACAAACAAATTGACCCACTCGGCATTATCTGTATTAACTAATTCACCATTGGGATTTGCAAATCTTAAATCGCGCATAATACCTGGTTCAAACAATATATCATTGATTGTATCAACAACATAACGACATAATGGTTGCGCAACAGTATTTGTGATTAAGTCATTCCATAACACACTATCCTCACTAGGACGCTTTTTACGGACTTGTTGTTTAAAAATATAACCACCTAAATAAGCATATTGATAGTTATACATTTGTTGAATAATGGCAGTATAAACGTTGCCTTTTTTTGCTAATTCGCTAGTGAGCATTATATTTTACCTTAACTATATATTTTGACGTTTGGATGCATAATGTATTTATACTTTAATAATACTTTTACACTTATCCCCATGAAATCGTGTATGTGCTGTAATGCTAATTGTTTGATTACAATGTTCGCAGGTTACTCTACGATGTCTATAACCTACAGGACAGCCTGTTGAACCATTTCTACCTTTTTTATACATATCAAGCATATTATCGCGTCTTGTGCCTAACCATAAATGATCAGGATTTACACACCTATAATTGTCGCATGTATGACAAACACACATATCGTGTGGTATAGGGCCTTTAAATTCTTCATAACTTACGCGATGTGCAGTGCGCATTTTTTTACCATCACGTATAAAACCATAACCTATGTTATTTCTACTTGCTTGCCATTCCCAACAACCTGTTTTACTGTTTATAAAAGTTTTTGCAACAAGTTTTTCTTTTAATGATAAATTTCTCCAACCTTTATATAATGGCATAATCACATCCATACCTGATGATCAGGTTCACTTTCATTGTTCATAATTTCTTCCCATGTTGGTCCACCTGGATATAATGGGCTATCAGGCATATATTTGTTTGCCGGATCATTTCTTGCAACAAAACTTTGATCCATACCCACATATTCAGGGAAGTTTTGATCAGTGAGTTGTATTGGAAATAAATGATGTATACCATAACGTATGCAATCGCCTAGACCGTCAATATGTGCATAACGTTGTTCGGTATATTTAACTAATTTTTTTCTGGTTGCATCTTCAAAGTGATATGTTGCTAATGCATCCAATAATAACTTGTCATCAGGATTAACGTATAAACCACCTCTGCTAATAAATGCATTTGAGGTATTATCTGTGTCGCTAACCATGGGGTTTGATTTGCGTGTGTTAATAATTGTAAAGCCATACTTCTCCAATATAATTCTATCTGTAATTCCAAAAGGACTTGTGGTATCACGATTTACCTGTGTACCTGACATGTCAATAATTGAAAATATTCTGCGTTTAGGAAAATCTAAACGTATTGCTTGTGCTATACCTTCTGTGCTGCAATCATTAATTGCATAAGTTTTAATAATTTCCATTGTACCTTTATTGGTATTAGCATTGGTAATTTGTGCTACCACAGCACACATAACACGTTTGTTAAAATCGTGAAATGTATAAAGGTCGCCACCGCGGTCAACAACTTCTTTGGTATATTTTGTTTTATCCCATGCATAGAAAAACATATCTGCAACGCTTTCCCATTGGCACATATAATCTTGTGCAAACTTTAACGGTGATATAATACGTTTTTGTTCTTCGATAAAGTCTTTGTTACCGCTACGCATTTGTAAGTAGTTGTAATGTCTAACAATATAACGTTCATTGTTTTGCGCTAATGTAAATAAATCTTTTAATGGACCTGCACCATTTGGCGTGCTAATAACAATTAATCTACCTGCTGTGTTTTCAGCACCAACTCTTGGTCTTAATCGATTGGTAATTTCTTGTAATGTTTCTCTGGTATATAATGCAGCCTCGTCAGCAACCCATATACCTACGTTTAGACCTCTTAAGTTTTCACGTTGTTCAGCAGATTTGCATCGTATAAAAATGCCATTTGGAAAACGTATGGTTAATTCACTATTATTAATGTCTTTACCATCAATTAAGTTAAAATGGTTAATGCAACTTTGTTTTAATGGTTCCCATATCAATGACTTAATCATGGCACCAGTTGGCGCACTATAAATTATGTCTTTACCTTTATGGTATTTTTCGTCAGTTGCAAATATAGGCAAAGCAATACTAGCAAGAAAGGTTTTACCACTACCAACAGGAACTATATCTATGCAATGCTTGTCGGTTGTTAACCAATCTTGTAATATTGTACTTTGTTCACCATACAATGGTATAGAAATCATTTTTTCCAGTCAGGTAATTCTACGCTAGGAAATGTAAAGTTGGCTTTAATTGGTTCACCACCTGAAGTGACATCTAATTCTGTTTTATCTGCAACAACTTTACTTAAAAACAATTTTTCATATTCACGTACGCAAGTCCAATCACTTTGTTCAATTGCACGTTGGTAATGTTCTGCTAAACTTCTTTCAAATTTTTTGCCTGTTACATTGCGTATTTCTTGTAATATACTTGCACCACTTAATTTATTAGTTGTGCCAGGCTTACGTCCTGATCCTGGTCTTGGTCCACCAATGCGTTTAGGTTTTAGTTGATTGTTATTCATTTTGATATTACCTTATTAAATAAGTATTTAGTATATTGAAATAGACCTATACCTATACCAAATCCTATGCAAATACCAAATAGTCCTAGACCTATTTCTATGCCTTTAAAAAAGTATTCTATCAAGTTATTTCTCCAACAAATATTCTGTTACAATGCCTATAATTATACCTAACACCAATTGTGTTTTATGGTAATTTATAAACTCAATAATATTATTTGCTATTTTGGTTAAGTACTTCATTAATTGTAAGTCCTTCTTTTTGTAATCTTTCTACTAATACTTTATAAAGTTGGCTAGACGGATTACGTAGTACTGGTTTACTTTTTAACAGATTTAATACGTCATTGATATTTGCTGTAAGTATGTAATCTGATGTTACATTATCATTGTTTGTTGTCATTTTTGTTTTCCTTGTTATCTTCTAACATTTTGTCAGTATCTTGTTTTTCTTTTTCTGTGACTAATTTCATTTGCTCTCTAGCCCAATTAATGTATTCTTGTAATTTGTTCATACGTAAATTTTCTCATAATCATCTGGATTGTCCCATGGATCAAGACCATCATAGGCTGTTTTGTCACTACCATCTTTACGTCTAAACTTTTTAGTACCAAATACTGTTAATAATTTTTGATTTTCTTCACTCCATTGCATGACCATTTCATGGAATCGTTCTTTACCAAACATTAATTGCATTTGTGTTTTGCAATCTTCTACTGATGGGTTAATATCATATTTGGTATCTTTTAATGTGTTCATAAACTCAATACATTGATCCATTTCAAATTCTGTCATATATTTGCCAAGTTCAACAGTCATTCTGTCAAAGTTAGCAATATGTTGTGTAAATGGTCTATCCAATACTGTTTTTGGTTCAATTTTTTTCATTTATTATCCTATTAATGTCTGATATCGTGCCCTGGACCTGGGACTTGACTATTAACAAAAGTTGTTGCTTGTTTGATTTGTTCTTCAATTTTATTCTTTTCTTTTATTTCGGCTAGTTTTGCTTCTGTAATTAACGCGCCTAGAAATGAATAAACTTGTTGTAAGCCAATCATTTTTAATTCTAACAATTCAACTTCCTTTTGTGTAAATTTACTTAAATCCATTTCATATAAGCCATCATAATTTCTTTGTATGTCAGCCATTAATGGTTCTAAATTTACCCATGTTTCATTACTATGTCTTTCTAACTTATATGTATTTTTCATTTGTTTTTGTTCTCTCTATAACCTTGTGCGTGTATTGCCCTGCCTTGTTTTTCGGCTTCTTCTTTGGTTGGATATAATTTACCATGTGTACCCCAACGATACAACACTTTTCCATTTTTTGTAATTTTTTGTACTGGCATATCATCCTCGATTGCTTTATTATTATTTATTCGTTTGCAAATATGTTTATGATTTGCTATTATATTTGTATCGCTATATGTTTTATCGCAACTCATACAACGTTTGGCAACTAATACAGGTTTATTATTTTTAATTTGGTATATGTCAGCCCAATTAACTTCTTCTACATCTTTTGTAATATCAATTTTTTTTAATTGTCTTTGTTCTAGTTTATTAAAAAATTCTACTTGTTTTTCAAATGCTGTGCGTCCTTGTGGATTTTTAACTGTTTTTTTAATAACATGCCAGTCTTTATCTCTATAACATATACCTCTATTTTTGCTTCTGGGTTTCAAGATATGCCTCACGTCTACGTTTGTGGGCTAACTTCATGTTATTTCTATGTTCTAATGGTTTAGGTATACCTTTTTTAGCAATACTAAGTTTATGTTTATGTTCAGGTGTTTTTGGTACACCTTTTAATTTTTTACTTAATCCTTCACTTACACGTTTATAATGTTCTGGACTTTGACGACCATTACCACGAACCCAGTTAGTATAACCAAATTCGGGATCGTTTGTTGGTATTTCGCCTATATTAAATTTTTTGATTTCTTTAAAACCAAACATATCATATCTATGCCAGCGACTATATAAATTCTTATATTTCATGTTAGCCTCTGTAAATATTTATAGGTTCAAAACTTAATTGGAATTTAATGCTTGTACTACTGTTTGGCATTTTTAAATCAACAATAGCCTCATCAAATTGTGCCATCATTGCTGATATATGTTCAATACCATCTAATACAATGATACTTAAATCACGTTGTGTACCAAAAAAAGTATTGTTAAGTAATCCACTAATAAATGTACATGGACTATTTTGACCATTAATGCTTTTTGGTAAGTTTGCTGTACGTTTATGCCACCAATATTTCATTAATTGTTTAATGTCTTGGTTGCGACTGCCTTCTAGTTCGCCCATTAATGATAGATAACGTATAAACTCAGTTTGCATCCAAACTAAGTCAGATTTTTCAATCTCTACATATTGTGTTTTTGCACTAGTTACTTTTGGTACGTACTTAATAATTTTAATTGCCATATTGTGTTCTCCTTTAATATTATTTATACATTATAAACAATATTAGATTTTTTATCTAATTAAAAGGAGAAAAATATGTATTAGTCCATACCCTCTACTGGTGGATATTTAAGACTGCGATTGCTTAATATTTCTACCCACATATCTGGTTCTTCTTGATTTAATTTCCAAAAGTCAATTTCTAGTTTTGTTTGTACTGGTCTTACAAAAAATGTTTTTTCAATTGGAATAATCATTTCTTGTGCAGTGGTACGCATTTTCTTACGTTCTGTAGTTGTACGCAATGCATTCATTTGTGTATTTTTATTTGGTTGAGCACATAAACCATCAATTAAATCTTGTGGTGTTTTTGCTTTTTTCAATACTTTTTGTGTTTGCTTTAATCTTTCTTCACTGCTTTCACGACTTAAGTCTTGGTTTTTATCAACACCATATTGATAACCTGCCCAATCTAACCATATACCATGGTTAGTACGTGCAATTGTTTGACTTTGTTTGATTTCATTCATATCATAATAATACTTTTCATCGGTATTAATACATGCTTCAATTACAAACAATTTTTCTTCGTCAAATACAAAAGTACAACCTGTTAATTCTAAGTCAATAACTGCTTGTGCGGCTTTTTCTGGTGTTTTTTCTGCTAATGCTTCTTTGATTTTGTCACCATCGCTACGTGCGCCTGAGTTTGGACTGGTTATAACTTCTTCATCGTCAATAACCATAAGACTAGTGCCTAATATACCAACGCCATTGATATTCATACCTTCCATGTATTCAGTCATGTTATCAACAAACAACATTCTGTCTAATCCATCTTTTTTGCTAAATTTAAATGAAATTTCAGGTATATAGTTTCTATCACGGTTTTTGACAACTACCCAGCCTGTATCAAAAAAGTATTTGGCTGCACATATGCACATAATTTGTTCCTCGTTATATTGTATTTATATAAAAAATAGGGAGATATATCCTGCATATCTCCCCATAATATAAATATAACTTATTCAAATTCCTCATCGTCATTAAATTCAGTCATTTCTGTTTTATATTCTCCTACCAAATCATAAAATTTTGATTGTTTGGCATTTCTAGGAGTAATCAATGGTATTGTGATTATTTCACCCATTAATAACAAATCTGTATACCAAATATCATCAGTATTATATAAACTACAAACACTACTGGTTAATAGTTTACGATGAAAATTTGAAGTTTTAATAGTTTTTGGTGCTTTATAATGTAAACGACCTATAAGACTATTTGGTTGTCTTTCAAATAATGTTTGTACTAAATTTTGTACAGTATCGCGTTTTTTCTTCATACCTCTGTTTAGTTCATATTTGCTACTGGTAAGACTACTTGCCAAAAATGTAGTAAACTTGTTATCGGTATCTCGTCTTAAACTATAATATATTTTGGCTCGTTGAATTTTACCTTCATCACGTATGTCATTTACTTGTACATGTATATGTGTGTATAATGCATCACGATTTAATCGTAC